GTGCAGAGAACCTTATAGGGTCTACAGGATCTTTAGGCTTTACAAGTCCTTCTAGAAGTTCTTTTTGTATTTTAGGAGCAAGTCTATCTCCATAGTTGTTTTTTAGTTCTGGGTATCTAGCAGTCCATATTCTTGTTTCATATCCTCTTTCTTCTAGTGTTAGGTACACAGAGTTTTCTACTTGTGGTGTACCAAGAAAGGTAATCTTGCCATTTGGTTTTAATATCGCTTCAAATTCTTTTACAGCTTCACTAAGTTTGTCTCTCATGGGCTGTGTATAGGAGTTGTTAGGAACTTCTACGTCATCTGCGATTACTTCATCTGCTCTAGCTCCTGACATTTGTCCTAATACACCCCTAGAAGAGCATGAAGGGGCGTGATCTGCTTGTGCAGGTTTTACATCAAAGCTGACCTTACTGTTTCTCTGGTCATCTCTGGGTATCAAATCAGCAAGTATTGGCATCTCATTGATAAGACGCATGGTAAATGTAGTAAAGTTATCGGCTCTATCTTTACTGGCAGATACGACTAAGAACTTTAGCTGTGGATTCATACGAAGTCTCCACACAACGTAAGTAGATGTAATCCAACTCTTACCTACACCTCTAAATCCTTGTATGATTTTACGTCTTGCACCATATTGTAAATATTCAGCTATGTCTAACTGAACAGGTGTAGGGTCTGGTAGATTTAGATGTCTCCAAGTAACGATTAAGAAATATCTAAAGTCCTGTAACTTTTTAGGTAATGGCTGCATCTTTTGGAAGATAGACTTCTACATAAGAATTACATTTTGGACAAGACAAATTAGTTACAACTGAATATTCACTATCTTTATCTGCATCATTGTCTCCACCCCAAATTAATTGAGTCTTACAATTTAAACAATTCATAAATCAGCTAAAGGTACAGCATCTAGGTCTGGTAAGTTTTCCATAAGCTCTTGCATTGGGTTACTTTCTACAGGTATGCACTCAACACCATTATCCTTTAAGAACTGTCTAGCTACGTTTAGATCCCCTGCCTTTGCTTCGCCACTAGTAATCTTATCTGTCAGTTCTTTTGCAAGAAGTAAATGTAACTTTTCTAGGATTTTAAAATTTTTATCCATGATTAGTCTTGTTTTTAAATAATATAATTACTTCTTATCTGTTTTGCCAGTAAGAAGATACTTTATCTTACCAAAAAAACCTAATTTTCTAACCTTTTTATACAATCTCATACCTTTTTCATATTGATATAGTTTAGTTTCTATTTCTGATATACGCATTATTGCAGCAGTAAGTAGCATATCTTGTAGTTTTGTGTACTTAATTAGGTCTAAACAGTATTCTTTTATAGTTTCACTTGGTAATTGTTCTGTTTCACGTTGTTTAATTTCAATTTCAAACTCTACTTCTGGCGGTGGGTTTTCAGTAAGTACTTTAAAAAATTCTTTGTGGTTCATATTAGTTTAGTTTTGGAAATAATTTTTGCTCCAATAGATCAACAGCTTTATCATCCAATGTATTCGAGGTCTGTTGACATATCACACGCAATAAATCTATTATTAATCTTTTGCAACCTGTTGTAGTAAGGAAGCGTAATAATATAGGTTTAAGAATTTTGTACATGGTTTGTTTGTTTTTCCAAACATAGCACACGTTATTGTATCTTGCCTTCTATTCTGCTAACCGCTTCTGATAGCTTGTTTAACCTAAAGTATATATCTCGTATGTCTCGTTCTCTACGACTACTCATGTTAGATATAACCATAACTAAAGCAGTAGCTGCTGCTCCCACTAATGCACCATATATCTCAGGCATTTGCGTAAATAGGTAATTATGTATAGTATGACTAATAAATCCTAATTATGGCAGAGGAACAAGAAGAAAAAGAAGGCACGGATTGGGGAGAAATCTTTGGTCATGCTGTCCGATTTATGATTCTTTGTTGGTCGCTTGCAATGATGACTCTTGGATACATGGACAAGATCCGCAATGATGGAGCGTTTTTAGCCGGCTTGACCAGTGGGGTTTTAGGATCTTACGGTATCAGCGTGAACAAAAAGAAACCTGTTAACGCTGCTAAATTAGACAACAAAGACACTAACGCAAAAGTCAAATGAAAAAATTATTAACGTTACTGCTATTGTTTAGTCCTTCTGTAGCACTAGCAGACATTACGCAAAAATTTACGACATCTGCTCAGATCTCGGTAGATATGCCGTACTCTGTTACGAATAAATTAGGTACGACATATTCAATATCAGGTACAAACATAACTCCTAGCGTGACATCAGGAGGTTCTACAACAGCAGGTGCTATTGGTGGATTAAATATAGGTAGCCTAACCGCAGGTGTACCTGCCATGATTCAAACTGATAAAGCGGTAACAACATCAGGGTCAGCTTTTTCTCTTACAGAAGCGGTGACTATGGGTGATGCAACACCATCAGCAGTTACCCCATCATCAGGCATAGCAGCATTACCCCACCTTGGTGGTCAGACAACAATAGGTAGTGGAGGTACTCTTGGATCTGGAGCTATGACTTCTTTATCATCAGGAGTCCACACTTGTAGCGGTGCATTTGGATCTGGTTCTAGCTGCATAGGATCAACAACAGTAACCATTACCATTGACTAAACTTTGGCTGCTACTCTTAATAATATTTCCTTCCAAAATCCTTGCAAACCCAGTAGTACCAACCTTTCGTACAGGAAGTTCTTCAACTCACAGCACTTCTCAAAGTGTAGTAACCGAGAACATAACCAGTTATCAATATCGAACAGGATATTCTTTGAGCGTGTCAGGAACAAACATAGAGAGTGCGGATGTTAATGGCTATATTAATTCGATACCTACCGCAGAAGCCACACAGACAGCTAATGGAATTAACTTTTCATATACAAGTCCTACGTTGGAAGGTGTGCCTAGATGGAAGATAGTAAACTCAGGTCAGCCATTTTCTCTTGTGGAGTCAGTAATTGGAAGTGGTTTGGACACTATAACAAAAATAGATCGGGTTATAAATACAACCACAACCACAACCGTAGAAACTACCTTTGGGCAATAGTTTTATTTCTAATTCCTGTAAAGCCAGTCATAGCTTCGACTACGGTTAGTAGTCCAAATTCGACTGCCCAAGGAACAGTAAATAACAATGCCACCATGATAGCCCCTAGCTCAACACCACAATTCAGAATGAGTCAAGGGATTGTTTGTTCTTCTCCTAGCCTTACAATCACTCCCTATGTAACCGACTCTCGCACATTCAACTTACCAAGACAAGACGTTACTAGACAAAATATTTACAATGAAGATACAGGTGCTATTAAATACGTTCAAGAAACACCTAGATTTGAAAAAGATAACTATAACTTGAACTATGGAATCTCTGCACAGTTAAGTATTCCATTAGGAAAAGCACCATATCTTTGTCATAAAGCAACAGAAGTAAATATAAAAAATCAAGAATTATTATATGAAAAAACTAAATTAGAGACTGCCATGTTTAGGCTTAAGCTATGTGGAGAACAGGCTAAGCTGGGCGTTACCTTTGTTGGGAAATACGCAGAGATTTGTGAAGGGATAAAAGTAACAGTACCACCTAATCAAGTGATTCCTCATTCTCATTCTTTGACTTCCGAGAAGTAAATTTCTTTATAATATTTTTTATTATAGGTTTTATAAGGTTGAGAATAATTGGTGTAGTCGCAGCCACAGTAGCAATAGCAGCAGTAGAGACAACAGTACTAAATTCTGGGAGGTATTGATCTTTGAATGGTACGTCTTCATACAAAGTAGTGCAGCTAGTTCCATCTTTGCTTCTTTTGTGACCAATAACACGTTCTAGCTTTTTTTCGTTACGAAAATCTCCTACTCGTAAATCGTTTTTACTTGGACACTCTACAAAAATATCGTCTTCTTTTTTATCTTTTGGTATCTCTGGTTTAGGTGGCTTCCCTTCTGGTAAAGGTTCTGATTCCTGTTCTACTGGTGCAGATTCCTCAACAATAATTAATTGATCTGGTTGATAATTTAAAGGATAAAAACTTGGATT